GATTGTTCAACAAAGTCTAATTGTCTTTGAATCTGTTGACCTACAGCCTTTGAAACTGTGCCTGAAGCATCATCACGAATATTAATAGTGATTGGTTGCCATGCATACTTACCGGCTAGATACAATGTTGAGTTGTACACTGGTAATGTAATTTCTTGGAACTGTACTTGAGGTCTTGCTAAGTCGATAACCTGTTTAGTTAAACTTAATCCACCTGCTGCGTCAACACCAAAGTTTAGGAAGTTGACTCTAAAGCGGAATTGTAGTTTTGGCATTAACAGGCCCTGATTGCCTCCGGCATTATCAGATGCTACTGTCATGTTGAACAATGATTGTGAGGCTGTTGCCATTTTAATTCTCCGTGTATACTTATTTATTCATAAGAGTGCCCCTTTCGAGGCACTCTATTCTATTTTATTACGCTCCTGACAACTCACCAGTGTTCAATATACGTACTGGGATGTAGATGAATTCAGCAGCCTTGACTGGCTCAACTGCTACGTCGATCCACAACTCATTACGATCTATTCTTGCTGGAGTGTTGTTTGATTCATCGCAGACTACTAAGTAGTCATAGATGCCTCTCTTAGCAACAAGATCAACCATTAATGATTCTACTACACCTGCGATTTGTTGACGAGTCAACGCATCGTTTGGTTCAAATACGAATGGTCTTGCTGCGATAGTCAATTGACGACGAATGTAAGCAACTAAACGTGCTACGTTAGTGCGATCCAATGCGCTCTGACTATTGAATGATGTCTTGTTACCATAGTTCAAGAAACCATTGCCTGTAAAGAATACCAATGGGTTGATGAAGTTTGTATACAATACATTACGTATTCCTATACGTGTCTTGGTTGTGACGAATTCACCAGTTGCACGATCAAGATATCCAATGCCTGTTGCATTGTCAATGATACCACGACGAGTACCAGCAGCCGCTAACCAAGGATAAGCAACAGTATCATTTCTAATGAATGTTCTTAGCATCATGTGACTTGCTGGAACAGCAACTAAGTTACCGCTCAAGTCTGGGGCGATACCACTTGGATAGAACAGACCCATGTAAGTGTCACGATTTGCACAACCTTCATCGCCAGTGCTTGGAGCACCTGCTGCATTAGTTGCCCATGCTTGAATATCAGTTGCACTGTCTGGTAAACCTATTGGACAATCACCTAATATATATCCTGTTTGACCACGATCATTGTTTAGTACAATCATGTTGCCTTGTAGTTCAGGATAGTTAGGTGCTGCCATTAGGTTGAAGAAGTTATCTTCGTCACGAATTGCTTGGTTAGTGTCAATTGTGGCTCGCATTGCTGCAACAACCATTGCTCTTTGAGCCTTACGACCCATGTTTGCTTGACCCTTATAATTCAATCCACTTGCTGATACCCAAGTTGCAGTTTCAGTTGGATAACTGCTCTTGTCTGGGAAGCGAGTTGAAGTTAAGTAATTTGTGCGATACTTCTTAACGTTATATCCTGAACGGCGTGTGTTGAATAGTAGCATGCCTACTGGATATAATGAACTTTCTGGTGCGTCTACGTCAAGATAGTTTGCATTCACACTTGCTGTACTCTTTAACATTGACTTGATACTTGGGATAGGATCATTTGCTGGGTTAGTTGTGCCGTTTAGTGCCCAACGTGCATCAGCGAACAATACACCAGTTGAACTTGTTTGATCTGAAGTATCTAATTTAGTCCATGTTCCCTGTTCAGGTGACACATAGCTACCGTCTGCATTTTTCTTTGCTTGCCAACGGAAGATTACTGGATAGTTTTCTAAGTCGCTAGTGTCAATCCATAGATCACCATATGATAGTGCTGTGACTCCATCGCTTTGTGTTGTTGGTTCACTTGCACTGATAATTGGACCGTTTGGATCTGTAGTATTTGAGCCAGTTGGTTTTGGGAAACCATTCTTGTCATAAGCTACGTTTCTGTATGCCTTCCAATTTTCACCAGTTTGACTATCTGCTGTACTTGTGTTAACCATAATATCTACCTGATCAACAATACTCCAGAACCAGTTAGTACCGTCAGCTGGAGCAACATTTGGAAAGCCTTCGTTTGGTTCATAATCTACATAGATCCAATTGCTTAACTGTGTTGCAAATGCTGTTGGAGCAGTTGCGATTGGTGTACTATTTGCAAGCATGACTGATGTAACTACACCACCACCACTTACACTAATAACTTTAATACGTACATCAT